GGCAGATCAACCGTGCGCGTAAAGTAAAACATATCATTTCTCCCAGCCGATGCGTTCGGCCATGCGCTCACATTGCTATATATTCTGCATAGCGTCAATGGCGAAAATTCACAAAACGCATATTGACGCCGCGCCGCCAAATGTGCATTGTGCAGATATGGAACACATCAAACACATCTGGCCCAGAATGTCCGATCTCGCATCTGATCTTGGTCTGCCATATCAGACCGTGGCGGCTTGGAAACGGCGCAATCGCATTCCAGCCGAAAACGATGGCGCGATTATCGACGCCGCCGCGCGCAGAAATGCAGTGCTGACGTATGAGCAGCTCGCCAAGGCAAGGCCTGGCCGCGTTACCAATCGGCGGTGATTTCTCCCCACTGCCATGCTGCGTGTTTGCCTCCACGCGCGCAGCCAACTCCCCTGCGGTTCCCTCAGCCGCAGGGGCTTTTATTTGGATCATCGCCATGAAAATCCTGATCGCCTGCGAATATTCTGGCCGTGTGCGCGAGGCTTTCCGCGCCAAAGGGCATGACGCTTGGTCCTGTGATCTGATTGAGAGCGAGGACGCCAGCCATTACCACATTGTCGGTGATGCGCTGGACGTGGCGCGCGACGGTTGGGATATGATGATCGGGCATCCGCCATGCACCTACCTGTCTAATAGCGGCGTCCGCCACCTTTCTACCGATCCGACGCGGTGGGCCAAGATGGAAGCTGGCGCGGCGTTTTTTCGCGCGCTGTGGGATTTGCCGATAGATCGAGTGTGCCTTGAGAACCCAGTAATGCACGGCCACGCGCGCGACTTGATCGGCGGATTGCGCCCGTTCCAGATCGTTCAGCCGTGGATGTTCGGCCACATGGAAACCAAAGCGACAGGGTTATACCTGCGCGGGCTGATGCCATTGCGCCCAACAACAGACCTCAAGGCCGTGACGATGGCGCTTCCTGCCAATGTGCGCCAGCGGCTGCACTATCTCCCACCCGGCCCTGATCGCTGGAAAGAGCGTTCCCGCACATATCAGGGCATTGCCAACGCGATGGCAGATCAGTGGGGATAATCTTCTGGCACTCCGCCACACCGCCACGCGACGGCATCGCGCAACGATGAAAGGCCAATACCAGGGCGCTAGTAGGTGCCAGACTGACAGCCCCCGGCGCTAACCAAATGCGCTACATTTCAGACCGTCGGGGGCAACCTTTCCAATATCTGCCGCGACGCATCAGCAGCACCATATCCGACAATCACACGTTGCCCGATGCTTTCGAGATAGCGGATCATCTCTTTTTGCTCAGGCGACAATCTGCCGCCTTTTGTGCGCTTCATCTCGATCCACAGACCCCATTCAGGCACATGCAGATCGGGCATCCCGCTGACAACCCCTTCTGCCTTTAGCTTCTTCGCCGTGCTGATTGCTCGATGTTCTCCATTTGGAATAGCATAGATCAGAACGCGTGGCCACTTGGCGCGAAACCAAGTGACCAGCCCAGTTTGTTCGTCGTGTTCAGAAGCTAATGTCATCGCCATCAAATCCTGCAAAAACTTGAATTTTCTCTGGGTCTTTTGGCTTGTAATCAAGCTGCACGATCTGATGAAATTTTCCGTCTGGCTTGACCTTGATCCGGCTTGGCTTCGCCCACCATTGGCATTCCTGCATTGCTTCTTCGGTTGTGCGCGCCCCGCTGAATAACGCCGCTCTGCGCGCCTCATAGCGGCTTGCCGCGTATCCCCCATGATCTGGGCATAGCCACTCGCTGACACGCTGATTTAGCCCGCAATGATAAGTCACGCGGATGCTGTCCGGCTTTCCTTCTTTGACCCACTTTTGATAGGTCACATCCTGCACATCCCACCATTCCGGCACAACCTGACTTGATAACATTGCGCCATCATAAGCGCGCGTTCCGTGGTTTGCCTCCGGCGGCGGAAACTGATGTCCGCAATCTGGGCAAACTCGGATGGCTGCATGGCATATCATCTGGCAGCTTGGGCATTCCTTGCTTGGCGCATCACCGCCTGAGCCAGCGCCCTTGATCGTCGGCTTGACCGCATCGATAAACCCATGCCGCGCGACGTTCTCTCCGTAGTCAAGCACAAGGCAATTGTCCTTGCCTGCGCTGTTGCGTGTGCCGCGACCCACCATCTGGACATATAGGCCAGTTGACGCCGTAGCCCTGACAAGCGCCACCAGATCAACGGCAGGCACGTTAAACCCAGTAGTTAGCACGTTCACGTTCAGCAAGCACCGCAGCCGCCCAGCCTTGAAGTCATTGATCTTGCGATCACGGTCTTTGGTATCATCAGCACCAGTCACAACGGCGCAGTTAATGCCGTGGCCTTCAAATTCATCCTTCAACATATCGGCATGTTTCACACCGCTGGCAAAGATCAGCCAGCATTTGCGCTCGGCACCAAGGCTCACAATCTCGGCAACCGTGGCCTTGACCAACTCAGGATCACTGGCGGCTGTGGCAAGTTCGCTTTCGATAAACTCCCCGCCGCGCATATGAACATTCGTCAGGTCAATCTTGCGCGCCCCGCCTTTGCTGATGACTGGCGCAAGGTGGCCCTTATCCATCAGCATTGACACTTGAATGTCATAGGCAATCCCGTCGAAAATTGCACCTTCACCCTTGTGCAAATACCCGCTATCAAGACGATATGGCGTTGCAGTCAGCCCGACAATCTTAACAAGCGGATTGCATTGCTTCAGATCGGCAATGAATTTCCCGTAGCGCGTTGTCGTCTTTTTTGGCAGCATGTGCGCTTCGTCGATTAGCACCAGATCAGGGGGCGGGATCATCGCAGGCGCTTTTTCCCAAACAGACTGAATGCCTGCAAATGTAATCTGCTTATCCAGACGCTTTTGGCCGATGCTGGCGGAATAAAACCCAAATTCTGCCTGCGGATATAGATCAAGCAATTCCTTGGCGTTCTGCTCAAGCAATTCCTTGACGTGGCTCAGGATCATAATCCGCGTTCCTGGATACTCGCACGCATCTTTCACAAGGCTTGCGATAATAAGGCTTTTCCCCGCCCCAGTCGGGGCAACAATCAAAGGATTATCGCCGCGCTTGTCTGCCCAATAGCTATATAGACCATCAATCGCGGCGGTCTGGTAGTCGCGGAGTTGGATCATTTTTTAAGCCGCTCAATCTCGATTTCTATGTATCGTTTGGCCTTTTCAAGGTCTTGGATTGCATCACCCTTAAGGCCAGCCCGCCATATATACTTGACTGCATTGCCAAGACAAAAATTCATGTGCATCGTCACGTCGATACACTCAATGCCAGACGGGTGGGATTTGTAGTGATCTGGGTGGTTAACCGCATCACTCAAAACGGAACCTCATTGTTTTTCAGGTCTTGGCTGTTTTTGTGGTTGCGAATCACCTCACCGTCTGCCGTGACATACTCAATCCAATCATCGCCAGCGTCATTGATCTGCCACGGCATAGCGTGAGGATTGAATAGATGGTCATCACACGCAAACAGTTCTGACTTCACACGGCAAGACCATGTTCCATCTTTTTCCGGTGTCACATTTGCACAGGTGCGGCAATTCACCTCTGGCAGCCTGTCCTCATGGCAAATGCCGCGATACTCGCAAAAGCGGCACAGAAAGAATGACGGGTCATCATTCATTTTCGCAGGCGGCGCTTCGGCAAAGATGATCTGCCCAGCCTTTGCAACAAGCGCCATTCCTTCCGCTGGATCTGCTTTGATCCGTTCCATGTAAATCTCATCGGTGTTCTTGTTCACGGCAGTAAACGCGCAGCGATCAAGGCCAGCCAAGTGCATCCCGACTTGGCATTGCGCCCAATAGATCGGCTTTGACTTCTGGACGCCTTTCTTTTCGCAATCGCGGAAGTTCTTTTCCGACATGGTTTTGAATTCGAGCGTGTGCGGCTGGCCGCTTTCCTCAAATCCTTTCCCAACACCATCGAGGCTCAAGGAAAAATGCCCTCCGTGAGCGGTGTAGCTGATTTGCCGTCCTGTCTCAGGATCACGATCCCAAACCGTCACACCAATGGCGCGTAGGTTCTCTACGATGCGGCTTTCCTCGCGGTCGCCAGTCTCAAACAACCGCAACACGCGCCCGTCGAATGACGGTGATGCCATATGGCGGAATTGATACCACAAAGCGCGGCTGCACTCATTTCCGATTTGGCTTCCTCCCAAATGTGGCCGATGCGCGCTTTTGCGTTTTGCTTTGTAATGTTCGTAAATCTTCCGCACTGTCGGCGGCATGATGTGATTTGTCAGGTCCATCATTCAACCTCACCACGAGGATAATCAACGTTGAACGTAACGCCGTTCAACAGGCCGCTTACGGATACTTTGTAGCTTGTAATGCTTCCAATGCCTGTGCGTCCTGATGCGCGCTGATACAGGAATGATGCATTTGCATCAGGCCCATGCAAATCATGGATTGCGTCGATTATTGCCTTAAGCTCGCAAATTTTCATGTTTTACTCCATCCATTTGCAAAATGGGGCGATCACTCGCCCCATCAAAAAACAGATCAGCGCTTCCAAGGCGGAGTTGACGACTTCGCCGCACCTTGCTCTTGCGCCCCGCCAGAAGCTGCAGGCTTACCAACAGCCTCATAGCCCTTCACCTCGTTTGAGGCGGAATACTGACCATCGGCAGGTTTGACCGCGACCTTGACCATCAGCGGCTTGTCAACAAGGTCTGCTGGTGTGCGCGGTGTCATCACCCCGACAGCGTGGCAGATCGCAGACAGAGTGCGATAGGCAATCTCGCTGGCTGTCTGGTTCGGATTGTTCAGGTTCAACCGATCAATCAGCTTCTTGCCTTGCTGCGGTCCCTCAATAACCTGCAATTCGAGTTGCAGATAGCTGCCAGTCTGGGCCTTTGTGGGCTTTTCAACCCATGCCGAAACAACAGCTTTATACCATCCAGCCGGTAGCGGCTCATATGCCACATTCGGATCGACGGTATTCGCATTAAATCCTGATAGGTCCATTTTGTTCTCCTTACTTCGCTGCGAATTGATAGAATGGGTTGCCGCCATCAAACGTAAACGGCAACGGTTCCGAGATGCCGAAGCGGTTCTTGCTGACGTTTGACGCCACTGGGAAACAGATGATCTCGCGCTCTCCCGTTGACTTGGCCTGCACCTTGTCGCCTTTCGTCACAGTGAACGTCTTGAGGCGGATAAACCCGACCAAATCGACGTTATCGGTGTAGTGCGGCAATGCCTTCTTGTGCATCCGCACCGTGTAGCGGCTGAATTCATCCATGTCAGGCGAAGGAACTTTTTCAACATCAGCGTGACCGATGAACACCACATTCATGCCTTTCTCATAGGCAAGCGCGCCGATCCATTCTCGGATCATGCGGTGCTTTTCAGAAGCGACAATGTATGCCTTTCCGAACCCACCAGCCGCCTCGACGATGGTTTTCGCCTTCGGGTCAGCCGCCACAACTTCGCGCTCGATCATGTCGGCAAGCTGCGTGATGCTGTCCAGAACGACCGTCTTGTAATCATGCGGCTGCGTTGCCAGCGCCTCGATTGCATCAAGCACATCCTGCACCGATGCCGCCAGCGGAAACAGCGCAACATCATCGTTGCCTTGCAGGCTGGTGGTGCCATCCTCGGTGCGGATGAATACTGGCTTTGGAAACATTGCCGCAAGCGTTGTCTTGCCCAGTCCTGCCTCTGAAAAGATAGTCAAAATAATTGGCCGCTCTCGGCTTGGTTTTGACAGCATCTTTAGGTTAATAGCCATTTGACTTCATCTCCTCTTTTATGGCTTCAAGTTCCAGATTGTATGCCGCACTTGCGGCTTCAGCGGTTTCATGCAGGCCGAGATATCTTGATGCCCCGCCTACGGTTATTTGAGCGCACCATTTTTTTGCCGATTTGTGCCAGTAAACGCCGGGATACCCACTTTTATTTGTGGATTTCGGCTTTCCCATCACTCCTACAGCAAGCAATTTCTTGTGTGCATCCGTCTTGAGTTTACCTAGTAGCCCATTTCCATTTGGGCTAGAACGATGCGATACTGACATTTTCGCGCGCGTTTCTTCGCTAAGCTGCCTGCCAGATATTGCCTCGCTTAGCTTTCTCCTATGGTCGTCGCTTTTTTTTCTGCCTTTTTGAGCTGTTGATATGCGCGCCTTTATTTCATCTGAATGACAATATCCGGCAGATGTGCCGCCAGCCCCACCTTTTGCGATGTTGCATAGGTTAAAAAACTGCGAAAGCTGACTTATAAGGGCCTTTTCAACTTCAAAGGCCTCATCTTGGTTGTCGTGATGCGAAACAATCTCAACAGACATTCCATGGCGCTTTGCAACTTCTGTCCACTTACTATTGCGTCCAGACCAAGACCAAGCTCTGCGACGTGTTCCTTTACCTACATAAAACGGAACTCCATCGTCCTTTGTCTTGTGAACGTATATGTAAAACTTAGGCATTAAATTCCCCAGCTACATTGCAAAGCTACATCACAAAACTACATCACAAAA